CATTTTTTTACTCTTGCTTTTACAATGGCTTTTGCTCTTGCATACAGTTTAGGATTGGTTGGTTTCGCCATTTTTCCTTCCCATTTCTGTTCTGTGTTTAATCAATGCAACTAACCATCTTTGTCCTTCAAAGTGTGCAAGGTTTTCGATTGCCACTCCTGGGCCATGAATGTTGTTCGTTGTAATGTTTTCCAAATACTGTAAGAACTGCTTTCCAATACCTGAGCCAAATAAAGAATAGGCTTTATTATTAAGATCATTTTCAACTTCAGTAGTGTACGATCTACCATCAACCGATGCATTAATCTTCTCCTTTGTCATTGACCCATCCCTTGTTGTTGCATTAACTGCATAGCCATGTCAATGTTCCCTTGTACTTCTTGCCTATTAGCAAGTAACTCTTCTTTTACACCAAACTTTGATGCTAAATACTTAATTACCTTTTCTTGATTATACAATGCAGGAGTTATCTCTGGCCCAAATGTACCTGCTACTGTTTGCTGAAATCTAACAAAGTCAGCTACATCTTGTTGATCTTGTGCCCTCAGTAATGGAGATACTGGAACTATTCTTATTTCCCTGCCATCAACCTTCGGTATATCAAGCACACCTTGCTCTTGATAGATAGCAACAATTCTTTCAACCAATGGATGTAAAAACTCTTTCTGCATCCTTCCTGCGACGGCTCCCATATCTCTTGCCACGTCTGCAAGCCTTTCTGATACTTCCGTTGCTGATAATGGCGTTTTTGCATTTGGTCTTGAATCAAGTTCATCAATAAATAAAGCCTTCCTGACATTCCTTCGCATATCCTCTAATATTAATTGACCAACATCAAATCTTGCAGGGCTTTGCAAAGATTCAAGAGAACTCCCAGGACTTCTAGGAATAAAAGTTCCAGGCTGTATAGTAATGTTATCAGGATTAAATACACCATCGTCATCATAAACATAAGCACCACCTATAGCCATTTCAGCATTTTCTAATATAAGCTGAACAGTTAGATTAAGTGTTTTGATTGCTGGCATAGCTTGTAATATTGGGCCTCTTCCCCACACTTCCATACCAGACTTAGACCATCTAGTTGTAAGCCAAGGCAATGAACCACGACCAATAAGCTTTTTCTTATACATAATATGTTTATCAGTTTCGGATATAAGATAATATGTATACTCATCTTTAAACTGGTCATCACTATCATACATTGTAGCTTCTACAATTCTAGTTTTTCTTCTAGGATCTCTTTTCTGTGCAAGCTCCATTTCTTTATTATATTCAGCATAAGGATAACGATGCTTCACATCTGTAATGTCACATTCATTATTCCATCTAAACCAGTCTGTTACTTGATCCATTGCACCTGATAACAAGGCAACATTGGAAGGTGGTACGGCAGTAAAATGGAGATCGCCAACAAAACGACCTGATTCAACTAGCATATTCATGGTACCAATACCCAAATCTTGAAGACCTTCATGGAACTCAGAATTAAAGTTACTATTCCTTAATCCTTCATGCAAAACTTCCGTGATGTCATCAAGATCTTTTAGCAACTGTGTAGAGATTTGATCTGCTGGATATTCTGGCCCAGGAGCTAACTTAAATGCCCGACCATTTGGAGGAAAAAAGCCAAGCTGTAGTCTTGAGGCAAATCGGGGGAGACCAGTTACTGCCGTTTCGTCATATATATTTTCTGTACGTCTTTGTCCTGCAAACTCACCAAAAAAGCTTTCTCTATGTGGCAAAACATAATCATATATCTCTTCCCATATATCAGACCAATTTTGCCATTTACCTTTGGCTTTCTTGTATCTGTTCATTACTTTCTGATATTCAGCCCTATCTCCTGACATATCTGAAGGAGTAGGACTTGCATCACCACCAGTATCGCTACGCATTTTTGTTTTCCCCCATCATTTTACGTCTATATCCACTAAAGTCTTCAAGCTCTGAACTTTGTAATGATTTTGCACCAAATTTGTTTGAACCAATTTTTCTTATTCTTTCGGTACGTTCAAACTCTTGTCTTTCAGATTCTTGTTTATTTATACGTTCCTGTTCTGCTTTTTTTGCTTGTAATTCTGGATCAGGTGCAACTTTAGGTGTTTTAAACATACTACCCATGGGATGTCTCCAATAATTCTTTAGCTTCAAAAATGATTGAACCTTTTCGTTTAAGCAATTCACAATACAGCTGATAAGGTGTCAAAATCCAAAATTTACGAATATTACAGATATGTTTTATGAAACTTACACAATATAAGAGCCTTGGCATGTAAATAGGGTTTTGATCTACATCAAATTCAATACATTTATTGCTCATGTGCATTTCAAGCACTAATTGGGTAGCTTTATCACCTTTTAAGGTCTCTAAATTAAAACCACTTGTAGTAAATTCTATTTTTCGCCAAATATCTAGCTCAACATCGTAATTAACAGCATAAACATGAGAAAAGCCAATGCGATGTTTGGTAAAATACTTCCAAATACCTATATTTTTACTTTCACAGAAGCATATTATCCATTTCATATAGCTCTTTGTCTCCCAAAACGACTGTTGCGTCTTTTCAAACGTGCAAATGGATTACTTACCCTCTCAACAGTAGTGGGGGTGTTAGGTGTTTTTGGCCCAAGAACTACTTTTCTGCCCTCACCTCCACCTAAAAAGGCATACTGAAGTGCATCATGGCAGTGTGAGAACCTGTTTTTGTCAGGTTTTTCTTCATATCTCTCATTACCCATATAATACATACGTTTATATTGATACCCACCTTCAAATCCAGATATCAAACTAGTACAAGTTGGACTTATTGTCAAAGATGGTTGCCCATCAGTCATTCTATTGATAACTGACTCAACGGCTTCCACTCTTACAGATATATCATTTGTTGGAGCAGGATAAGCTGATATGCCTGCTGCCCTTAACATCATAAATGGTGTATGCTCAGACACTTGTGCCATTTGATTTCCTGCTGGGTCACCAATAAATTTAAAAGTGAATTTATCCCATTGATTCCTTGATATTTCTTTTTTCAATATATCAGCAAATCTTATAGCACCCATATCCTTACCAATGATTTCATGAAAAACAATCCATTTACCAGAATGTAACTGTTGGCAAAAGACAGCAGAAGGGGATCGACCAAAGTCTATACCAACAATCACATCACTCTGATCTAAAGGTTCCAATGGGTCTTTGGATACATGAGTGTCACGTCTAAATGTAGGATAAACTGGTTTACCATCTAACAAAGCTTGGTATTCATTCAATACATATACTTTTACCCAACTAGGAGCTTTGCCTAATATAATTTTATCATAATAACTTTCTTGTAGATTATCTCTATTCTCTGACTTTAGATTAGGTTTGTAACCTGCTAAATTACCATGAGCATCTTTATTTTCAAACATAGCTGATGGTTGTGAGAAAAAATTCCAATCATCAGGCTTTACCATTAACAACTTTTCTTCTTGAGACATATATTCTGGTATAGGAACTTCTCCTGCAACAATACCCCACCAATGATCTTCACTTGGAGCATTTGTATCCATGATAACACCATACCAAGTTGGCCCACCTTCTCTCATTGAAGGATATCTGCCAACCCTCATAGTACAGGCATCAATTATACTTTTATTGATTTCCCTTGCTTCATTTACCCAAACACCAGTTAACTCCAATGACAAAAGCTTTTTTACATCTTCTGTCTTGTCCAAAGCTAAAAATATAACTTCTAACTCAACTGTTGTCTTATCGCCCAAAGCAAAACAAATATTATGAGTGTAAGGAGGTGACCAAACAAATCTACCTAGATCATCATCAAACCAATCTCTCCAAGTCTTAATAGTAGTGGTCTTTAGCTGAGGATTGGTATTTCTTATAACTGCCCAACGACTTTTTCTTATTTTCTGCTGATTTGGCTTTTGGTTTACTGCTTTTCGCATTATTTCCATGCAACAAGTAACAGACTTACCACTACCAACTGGCCCTCTTATACCACGAACAAAAGAACCATCTTTCATAAAAGCTTTGGCAACATCCCCTGGGGGTTTGTAATCAAGTTTCATAGAAGATTTCTTCTAGCAGCTCCACCACCAGAACCTGCTATCAATGCACGTCTTGATGCTGTTGATAAAGTAGGTGTAGGTGTTCTAGTTGTAACATCTGTTGGACTAGGAGAAACAACTGTTTCTGTAGGTGGTGAATTATCAGAACTACCACTGTCCATTTGTGTTGTTTGATAAGAACCACTTGAAGTTCTCGTTACACCATCACTTCTGCCAATAGGACTGAAATCAGGATTACCTGAATAAGTAGATACACCAGACTTGCTTGTCCCAACAACACCTTGGTAAGATGCATCTTTCGCATCATAAACAGGTCTGCCACCAGATCTTAAAACATCTGCTTGGTTTTTGTAATTTATACTGCTTATAGTATTCATTGCAACAGTACCTATTGTGGGAACTGGCACATTTATCTGTGACTTCTTAGCCTTAGAATCCAAGTCCATTGCTAAACCAGCATTTTCTCTAACTGTAGAAGCTTGTTTAGGACTTATCATTACATCAATGCCTTTAGAAGCAGCACTTCGTTGTTGTTGATAATCATTAAAAGCAGTTTGTCTTGACTTGGCTTCTTGTTGTTCCTTGGCACGATTTGTTGCTGCTGCCATTTCCCTTGATCTCATTTCATTGGGATTTGACCTAGCAACATTATTTGATCCACCTGAATCACTTGAACTTTCACCCATATTAATCTCCTTGTTAAATTGACTTCTGTAAGATAAAATTTTTTTTAGAGTGTTGTCTTTTCACATATATCATGAGTGTGATTTACCCGTTATAGAGCAGTCGTCTGTATTTTAAGGTCATCCTTCTATATTGCACTGTCTGCTTGGGGCCCCTCAATCTACGTTGAAGTTAATGTTTACTGCTGTGTTCACTGACTTAGGTGCATCAACCCTTAGACCAGCTCTATCCATTAAATCTCTAGAGGCCTCTAATCTGACATGAGATGATTTGCTATTCAGTAGATCTCTCATAGTTGCTAATGCCTGTGTTGCATCCCATCCCAAACACATCATAGCTAATTGCTGTCTATACTCTATAACATGAGGCTTATTAATGGTTATGTAAGCCCAAGCCTTATTCCTACCCAGTCTTTTTGCACCTTCTGTTGGGTTGCAACCATCATGCAACATTGCGTGTACTAACTCAGCCTGTGCTTCGGTTACTTTACTATGTTGTGGGAGTAATGATTCACTGGTCGTTTCTATCTCACTCATTGGAACAACCGAACCCTTATATCTTTCTTGTTGTGTAGTGTTTGCCTTCATCAGAACTTCTCTTCTTGTTACTCTACGAGATTATAAGCATCTAGGCTATTATGCTGTCTATTCACATTTCTAAGTCCTTGTTATTACTAATGATTATGAGATGGCATCGAGCCATACATAATCATGGCAACAACTAATAGAACTTATGTTGCCTATTTTGCTCCAGTCCGTTTGCATCATTACTTGGGATCAGATAATTACATTACACTCATCTCACTTCGTAAGATTCCCTTCATTCCATTACCTGATCTTTCGTCTACAGAACCTCCGTAATGGGCAAGCCGTTGCTTCACAAAATCAACCCTTTATAAAAGGGTAGCCCAAACATAAGGAACGCCTAATCGGCGTGTTACTACTACTACGAATTTGTATCATAACCTCCAGTTGGGCCTACTTCCCGAGAACCTGTCAACCACTCTTCGTGAAGAACGAAGACCTACGGCTCTTCCATGAAAAAATAGCTCCTCCCAAGTGGTCGTCGACAAAGACGATTTTTCCATTCCATCGGTAATTGACAGAACCTTTCCAGCAGGCCGTGTCCATCGTATTGCTACAATTCCGTAGCATTAGTGCTTTATGAAAGGAACATTACTATGAAGCAATTAGATTTATTCAAGAAAAGCCAACCAAGTGATCTACAGTTATTAGATGATATGATTTCCATACAATACTATGAAGATGTTGCATCTCATGGACAGATTGTTGAAGAACGTATGCCATTCAGAGAAGATACACAACCATCTAAACAGATAGATTGGGATATACAGTTAGCACATGAGGCTGGTGATACACAACGTGTGCAAGAATTGATTACAATCAAACGTGACATGAACTAAATAAAAGCCAAATCGAAGGGGGTATAATTTATATATCCTCTTCACTGTCATAAGAAAGGAACATTACATGACATATCAAATACAAGAAGATCATAAAACACAAACAGAAAAGCAAGCTGGTATTGCTCTTGAGAACATGTCTACAGAGCAACTAGACAATCTTGCTAAACAATTCAAACCTAAATCATCATACAACACAGAATGGGAACAGGAGTTCGTCAGACGTGCATTGATGCTAGCTGAGATGTTTGAAGATGGCGATGAGGTTATTATCAAAGCCAAGCTTCAAGATCAATTACCTCGTATGTTTGAGAAGATGAGAGATTCAGTTCTTGAACAAGCGGAGAAGATGCAACGTCACAGACGTGTCTTGGTTCGACAAGATATTGGTATTGAGATTACTGGCAACAAGCTAGAAGATCATGATACCAAACTAGATCAAATGCGTAAGCAATATGCATCTCTCAATCATGCTTTCAAAACTCTTATCAATAACTTCAGACCTATCATTCAAGGTCAGACTGGTATCAGCTTTGGTAAGTATACTCAGCTACATGAGTTTGCAAAAGTCAAACGTATGCAAAAACGTAATGAGAAAATGACTCTTGATACTCTTGTTAACAATCGTGATGTATATGATGATCTACAATCTCATAGATCTAATGTTTATCCAATCAAACATGCTCATGAAGAACTTATGCTTGACATAAGTAATCAAGACGGCATCATCGAAATGCCTGAAGATCTTGAGCAATAAATAATCCCCTATGGTGCAAGGTCAATCCTGTAATTGGTTTATAACCTCCCTTGCATCAAACAACCTATTGGAGCATATAATGAAAATACTTTTATCTAATCTACTAATCTTGGCTTTCTTTCCATTTGCCTTTTGTGCATTAATGGTTGTAGCTCTTTTATCTGGTGTTGGTGGTGTATTGCACAT